AACTTCAAATTCATCAGCAAAAGAATCTGTGTTTGATAAATTAACAACTAATTTAGATACAACTGAACCATCAAATAATTCTATAACTTCATCTGTTACTGAATCAATAGAGGGTGCTTGAACATTAAATGGATTAGGTAAATTAATTGTATTAGGTGTAGCAACTTGAGATTTTTCTGACCAAGTATAAAAAGAATCAGAATGTTCTATTAAAGATAATCCCATTGTAAAATCTTGATTAAATGTAGCACCAACTACTCTAAAAGGTTTGTCCACAAAGCCCATTGAACTGTGTGTAATATTAACCACATCTCCAATTAATAAATCATAGGCTTTGGCTCTAGCATTAATACCTAATCTTTTAGCACTTCTTGATCTTCTTAAAATAATTTCTGCCATTTCTTCAGCTTGATATGGAGAAGTTAAAGTTTTAAAATCAAATCTACCCTCAAGTAAAAATCCACCATCTTCAGCTTTCATAGTTTCATGTTTATCTTCATTTGCTAATCCTGTTTGATCTAAAGGTGGAAACTGAACTTCATCTACTTGAAATTGTCTTTCAGGATTGACAAAACTACAAATAACTCGATTATATTTATTATTTTTATCTTCACTTTGAATTGTAAATCCACCAAATATATCATCTTCATTTAAGCTAACAGTAGCAGTTGTTGGTGCTTCAATAATTAATTTATATTTACCACCTGTATAAGGTAAAAAACCTCTACAGCCTTTTATTAAATCTCTAACATTTTCTATGACTTTTTTAGATGTATCTATTACAGCATTACAATCAAATAAATTAATATCACTTGCACCTGAATATGGTGTTACTTGTGTTTCGCAAACCAAAGACGCATCATAAAAACTTTGTAAATCAATATCATTAATTGTTAATCCTTTTCCATATCTTTCACTTGTTAAAAAATCTAATAAACACCATGCTGGATTAGTTGAATAACTTGGGGATTGTTCTACTAAACTTGCATCATAAGTTTTAATTTTTTTACCTTTAATTCTTGCTTGTACTTTTGGAATTCCAGAAAAACAATCTTGATTCCATTTAAATCGTATTGCAAGATAAGACAAACCACGAAGTCTATGGTTAATTCCCCAATTTGTTAAAGTTGATAATAATGTTGATGCTGATTGTGTGTCACTTCCAAAATGTGGTTCTAGTCTAATAACACTTTCTGCCGAACTACCATCTACTGTTGGGTCAGCTTTATAAAAATTAGCATCTCCACTATCTACTTCTACTGCTGTATTATCTGAAAAACTAGATGCAAATGAAACTACTTTATCATCTACTCTTATTTCTTCTATAGAATTTATTTCTCCCTCTGACATAACTAATGCCATGTATAAATATTTATTATCTGTTCCTGAACTTTCTAAAAATACTCTTGTTCCACCAATTAATCTTTCTCCATATACAACAGGAATAGATGCGTCATTAGATTGTTTATTAACTAAAATACCTTTTTCAGTATCATCAAAATCAGATGTTCCAAAATCAGGTATATCAGGTGTTGGTACTAACCAACCAACAACATCTTCGACTATATCTCCTACAAAGTCTATAACATCATCTACTATATCAGGTACATCACACATAATTATAATTCTTTTCTAAAAACATATCCTATATTTTCAAATTTCATAAATTTATAAAGTTTTGCAACTTTTTCTTTTTCAACACCAACACTTGAAGCGGGTCTAAATTCTTTAGCACCTTTTTCTTTAGCCCAATCTGTAGCCATGTTAATTAATCTAATAGGTGCTTTAATACTTTTTCTCTTATAAGGGTCTACATATAATAATAAATCATGGCAAAATAAATCATCACTAAAAAAATAACTTCTTAAATAAACTATCATCATTCCTATTATTTGATCGTTTTCAACAGCAACAAATCCCATAGCTTTTTCTGGTTTGTCAATTAATGTATTTGCCATCTTTTCTAATTTTGTTTTGCTATATGAGATATTTTTATAAGTACCCTCATTAGCCATTTTTTCTCCAAGTTCTATCATATCTTTAAAGTCTTCTTTTTTCCATTGTCTAATTATCATTTATAATCCTGTTTGTGATTTATGTTGTTTGCCCATTGTATCTCCACTCCAATTTGAACTGACATGGCTAGGGTCTACATCATTTAACCAATGTTGAATAGATATAAAAGCACCACCATTTTTAGATGATGTTCCACCATGAATATCGTTAGGTTTGACTCTAATAGTTTTGTAAGCATGAGTTGGCATATTATTTGTTTCTTCTAAACATTCTTCTAAATCAATAACTGTCTTACCACTATGAGTAAATTTCATTCCATATAAAAATAATTCATAACTATCAACATCAGGGTGCGTGTGTTCTGGTATGAATGTATTAGGTTGGCAAATAAATAATTCTACTTGAAAAGGTTTTTTTCTATACAATACAACACCAGATACTCCCTCAATAAATAATAAAGGATTTTTAAATGGAGTATAAATTTTATTTACTTGACCTGAATTAAGATACCAATTTTTAAATTGTGCTAATTTATCTTGTTCCATTATTCTTTACCCCATTTAATATCTTGTACTGTTTGTGATGAAAATTCCATTCCTTTATCTCCTGAAAAAAATCTTTGTTGTGATGTTGGATTAGTTTTTCTTCCTGATATTTTTTCAAAGTCAGCCCAATGAGAAACTATTGTATAAACAATATTAGATTCTTTATCTGTTTCAGTAACTTGGTATTTATCTATTTGACCATCATATAAAAGAAATGGGTCAGCAATAATTGTATTATCTGTATCTAAAAATCCTCTGTAAATGCTAACTTGGTCATTAACAACATTTTCATTAAGGGTAATAGATAAATAAGTTTGATTGACATTTGATAAACCTATTCTTAATGATGATTTAGTAATATTTGTTTCTTCAGTAAATTCAGAAATATTTTGTATAAATTCTGTAGGTGTATAAGTTTGTGATGTGCCTGAAATAGAACTTGTTAATTCAAATGAACAATCTGTTAAATATACTGGAGTTGAAAATCCAAAATATACAAGATGAATTGGTCGTAATACATAAGTAGCTAATTCATTTTTTAATGCTGTTGTTAGATTTCTCGTCATATTCTTCGTAATTAGTTTGAGTTACACTTTCTGTACCTTTTACCATAGTAAAATTAAATTTGCTATTAGGTTTGTTATATTCTTTAAGATCGTTAATTGATGTATCTATTTGATTTTCATCAACTATGGCTTCAGCAATAAAATCGGCAGTTATTTTGTGTACTATTTTATATTTTTTCATCTACAATGCTTCTTCAACATCTAACTCAAATTTATATAATACATTACCATCTTTATCAGAACCAACAGCACCAAATTCTTGCATATCATTAATCAAATATACTGTAAATGGTATATCATTATATGTGATATTTTCGTCATCTGCCAAATCTTGTACTAATGGTGGTTCTATTGTTATTGTACTTGCATTACCAGATGAAGTTACATCTGAAATAATCATATAAACTTTATCATGTCCAAATTTAATAAAATCTCCAGCTTTTAAAACTCCTGAAGCATCAGCAGAATGTCCATCAATATCTATTGTAGTATCTCCAGCAGTATGACTTCCATTGACTAACAATGTTCCTGTTTCTGTTCCTCTAGTGCTAGATAATTCTGGTGGAACAATTGTAAAGTTTTCTTTGCCTGATCTTTGTTTAACAATAAATGCCATCAATTCTCCATAAACATCAGATCGTTTTCCAGTAATAATGTTAGCTGTAAATGCCCATCTTTGACCATCTATTTGTCTTGCAAGTTTTTTACCACTAGCAGATTTAGATATTAAAGTTTTTTGAATAGATTTAATTCCTAAAGTTTCAAATTGTGAATTAGATATTGGAAATATACCAGCCATTAGATTAGTGCCTCTCTACCTCGTTCATTAACAGATTCATTTATAATTCTTGATATAGTTCCTCGTCTTTGAATTAATAATTGATCGAATCCTTTTGCATCAACTGTTGTAATATTAAAATTAACTGTTGTTCCACCACCCGTAGAGCCTAATCTAGAATTAGGTACTATCTGACCAGATGAATTAGGAATAAATAATTCTCCACCTTTACCAGATGCACTATCGCCAACTATAACAGGTTGATTTTTTCTAACTGAACCACCCTTATTGAAAAAAGGTAATCCAAATCCACCTAAGAATCCACCAAAACCACCAAAAGCAGATAGAGTAGCTTGTAATCCTATTTGTCTTCTTAATGAAGATTCTATTTTTTGGTTTGCTTCTACTTCATCTTTTTTAAGCAAACTTCTAATTTTTTCTTGTATAATAATTTGAATTGTAAATGATAAGATTTCAACTAAGATTCTTTGTGCCAATTCTTTCATTGTCATGTTTAAATCTTTTCCAAGAATTAAAGATTCTGCTAAACCTCTAGAAAATGCTTTAAGACCACCAGTTGCAATATTTGATATTGTTTTGTTAATAGATTCAAAATCTTTTTTAAATGATTCTAAAATATTATCTTTTACTTTACCTAACTCTAATCCCATTTTTTTAGTTTCTTCAGTAGAACCTTTTAGTTTATTTAAAATTTCTTCTACTTGTCTAGCAGAGATTATTGCTTTATCTTCTAATGAATTTAAAAATTGTTTTAATTTTCCAATAGATGTGTCTAATTCATCATTAACACCCTCTGTTTCTTCTTTTAATTGTTGCATTGGAGTTTTTAATTTTTCTCCAGCTTTTCTAAAATCTTCAATTACTTTTCTACCATTCTCAACTCTGTCAGGAAATATTTTAAAGAAATCCAAAGCATCAACTAATTTTTCTAAGAAAAAAGCATAAGAATTACTTAAATCTCCTAAAAAACCTCTAAGAGAATCAAATACTCCACCAATTAATAAAAGAACTCCTTTTCCCAATTTTCCTAACATTAAAAAACCAACTAAACCAAAAGTTTGAACACCTGATGGTAAAGATTTAAAAACATCAAATAAATTAATAACTGCATTACCAACAAAACTAAATATTGGTTTTAATGCTTGTATTATTGTTGCTGAACCAATTATTATACCTTTAGTAGCATCAATTAAACCAGCAGATAATTTAGCACCAAAATTAGCTAGTACTTCTTCGTTTGTTTCTAATAATTTATTAACTTCTGCTAATCCTTGTTTTACAAAATCAAAAAATCCAGCTTGTGCAGTATCTAATCTAAACTTAAATAGTTTATCAGATAGCATTGATAATGTACCTGTGAATGATGTAGATAGAACTTCTGTTGCCTTTTCAAACTCTCCACCCTCTCCAAATAAATCTCTAAATCTTTGTTTGGTTTCTTCTGTTGTAACTTGAACACCAGCTTTAAATCCTAATAATGCTCTAACACCTCTTTCTCTAAATAAATCTGCACTACCAATACCTGATGAGAATGATCTTTGTATTTGTTCTGCTGTTGTTCTAAAATCTAATCCTGTTACAGATGCAACATTACCAGTAAGTTTTAATATCTCGTTTAGTTCTTCTGCATTTTTAGTAACAACTGCTAAGTTACCAGCACCAGCTTGTATTTCTTCTAATGAAAATGGAACTTTAGATGCAAAATCAATTAAACCTTGAAATGCTTTATCTCCCTCTTTTACACCTTTAAATAAAAATGCAAATCTTAATCTTAATTGTTCTACAGTTGAACCAACATTTAAAATTGATTTAACTGCGAGTCCACCACCAATACCAATGATAGCTGATTGAACTGAGAATACTGCACTTCTTAAATTTGTTAATCCAGCACGAACACCATTAAAGGCTTGTTTAGTTTTATCTTTTGCTAAAATATTTAATACTAAATTTTGTGCCATTATCTATGCCTTGCCTTATTCGTTTCTTTTTGGTGTTCTTCTTGTTCTAACAGAAGATAACCAATCCAATGATTATACTCCCATTCTTCCATTTGTAAAACTTCCTTTAAAGATATTTTTAACCTATCGGCAAGAATAAAACAATTCTTTAATTGAGGATCAGAATTTAGTTTTTTTTTACTTCTTCAGGATTGATAGCTTTAACCATTTCAGTTGCTATCCTAGACAATACATCAGAATCAACTTTGTGCATTAAAGCAAGTTTATCTTCTAATGTAAAAAGTTTATTGCCATCTTTATCTAGTGCTTTCATAACTAGAATGTCAGCAAGTATGCTTACATCATTAAGATTATCTGATTTCTTAAAAAGTTTGTTTTTTTCAGAAAGTGTTATTGGATTCCAATATATTACACTTGGATTACCAGCTTCATCTTTCCATTCTTCTACCTCTAAATGTTGAACACCTAAAGATTCAAAATGATTTTTAGCAGAATCTATTAATTTCATAAATTATGAATTATACAGTTCCTACAGTTAAAGCACCAGTTCCTTGAAATGTTACACTTCTAGAAACAATTGCGTCCATTGAGTTATTAATACTCATACCAGTAATAATACCTGTTCCTGAATAACTTGCATCTCCTGAAGCATTACCCTCTGGTAATAAAACAAAAGAGATAGAAGCACCAGCTAACAAAGTTTCTTGCTGTGCATCAGTTTCGTCAAAGTGCATTTCGATTGTTCCCGAGAATGAAGTTCTGCCAGTTACAAATGATTTAGTTGAATCAGTTAAAGCAGTATCTTCTACAACATCTCCAGTAGTTTCTAAAGTGAAAGAAGTAACTTCTCCCATTTCAGTTCCACCAACTGTTACAACTCCTTCTTTTCCGTGATGTGTTGCCATGTCTTTTTTTCCTTTTTAATTTTTGGTTTGATTTCTTGTTCTTGCTTATATCCTAGTCTTAGATAATGTTCAAGATTTGTTTCATT